ATTCGTCCTTGCTGAAACCGCCCTTGACATGCACTGTTGGGGTGAGAACCCAGTTGTCACCGCTAAACTTCAACTTAACGGCCAAGACAGATTCTCTGAGCGTGAAGGTTCATACTTCGACGTTGTCCAACCATACCAACACCACACCCGTGCCCCAGATACAGGTATCAACGTATACTCATTTGCCCTTCGTCCAGAAGAGCACCAACCATCTGGAACATGCAACTTCTCAAGAATTGATAACGCTGTTCTTCAACTTGTTCTTTCATCAGGAGCCGTTCAAGGTACTGCCACTGCCAAGGTCCGTGTCTATGCCGTTAACTACAACGTATTGAGAGTCATGTCAGGTATGGCAGGCGTCGCATATAGTAATTAATTTAATTAGATTTATTATAAATGGGATAAAATAATATAAAGAATAAATGTTATAAATAATATAACATATATTATGTCAGATGCTTCTAATTGTCCAGTAATTTATTCATTTAATTATGAGTTTAATTGTGCTGTATTATCATATAATGATAAACATATATACGTAGATTGCGATGATCTTATGAAAATATTAAATTTCAAAAAAAATTTTACATTAAATAATAATGAGGATGATTATCCAAGTTTCGGTGAAAATTATAAAAAATATTTTTTGATAGAATTTTTGTATAAATTTGATATGGAAAGTGTAACTTATATATTTATCAACAACAACAAGTATGATTTACGAAAATGTAATATTGAAATATATCATAAATATCATCGCGAAATCGCAAAATCTTATAAAATAATTAAATATATACCTGGACATTTAAAAAATCGCGGCATTTCTGCAAATCAAATGAAAAACCCTTTGTGGGTTGTAGAAGAAAATGGAATAAATATCATATTAATGTACTGTGAAAAAGATACAATTATAAAATTATGCGAAAAATCGTACAAAGAAATTTTGGATTTTGAAAACCAAATAAATGAAAAGGTTACATTTTTTTTACAAAAAAACGGATATATTGCTACTCATATACCGAAATGTAAAGGTGATGTATTATATATTCATCAAATAATAACCGGTTGCTATGGTTATGGAAAAGGAACATCTGATATTAGTGTTGACCATATTGATAGAAATCCACTTAATAATACATATGATAATTTACGAACTGCTACACAAAAGATGCAACAATTAAATTCAATAGGTATTATGCCAGGAACTAAACGAGAACGTCAAAAAAACGCAAGACCTTTGCCTGAAGGCATTGAACAATCGATGTTGCGTAAATATGTTGTATATTATCACAATGTATATAATAAAGAAAAAAAATTGAGCAGAGAATATTTTCGTGTAGAAGGTCATGCAAAATTGGAGAAAATATGGGAAACGACAAAATCTGAAAAAGTTTCGATAATGGAAAAGTTGCGACAAGCCAACAAAGTTGTTGATGATTTGGAAAACGATATATATCCGGAAAAAACCCAACGAGAATTACCAAAATATGTATCTATTGTATTTTCAAGAAACAAAGAACAACTATGTTATGACAACCGTAGTGGAGAAATAAGAAAAAGTTTAAAAATGGTATTGCCTACAGAATATGATATAGACGAGCAAATCAAAATTTTCAACGAAAAAATAAAGGGAAAATATCAGAGTGAATCTATAATTGTATAATATGATGTAAATTAGAAAATATCGTAAAAAACAAAAATTCGAATAAAAGTATATAAAAAATGATTACTACTTACAACATCTATACGTTATGTCTTTGTCGGCAAATAATCATTGTTATACTCAAAATGAGTTATTATTAAAAAATTTAATGAAATTTTATGAAAATCGCGAATATTTGAAGCGAATGACCTGTATTATAAATGGCGAATCTAAAATATCACTTCGCATTGTAGATTGGTTTGTTACTAATTTTGCTAAAAAATTCTTTACTGTTTATGAAATAAAAGAAAACGATACTGAGTCGATGCGATTCAAGGTATATAATAGTTATAAATTAAAGCTTAAGGCATATAGCAAACGTAATTTTGACCCATTCTGTAGATGGGAAAGAATTACAGTACCATATGATGATGAAAATTATATGGAGACAACCATTGGACAGTTGAACTTCTTTAAATGGGCGATCGAGAACAAGATCTTAGATTTTATTGAAGGCAACTACGATATAATAGAAAGTGATATGAATGCGCGAAATACTACTTCAAAACGTAAAGTGTGTTTAGACGAGAATTTGAAAACTAGGAAAAAACGCGAAGAATTATCAGTATCGGCATGTAAGTGTATTAAGAAAGAGACAGTTAAAATTATTGTTAAATTTAATTAGGATAGAAGAAGTTAAAAAATATAATAATATAATATATTTTATACTATTATTATAAATGGATTTTAAACCAACTAAGAATTTAATCCGCCCTGCGGATTCACATTCTTCGTTGTCAATGACCGATAAAGAGATAAATCTTAGCCCCGAAAGGGCGGATTTAAATCTTCAGCGGTTTAAAAAAAACGTTAATGATAAATTAATTGAATTTAAACAAGAATTAAAAGAATATGAAAAGCTTAAATTAGCGAACAATGAGATTAAAAACATAAAAAAAAGAATAGATCAAACAAACAATGAAATAAACAATCTTTATGATATAACCGAGATAAACGATGATGTTAAAACAAAATTTGAGAAGATATATATCAAAGAAATACCAGATTTATTTGTAAAATTAAATGATACCTTAGAAAATATACAAAAGAATGGACCTATACCTAGACTGAATACAACAAAAAATATACCGATAGGTAATATTTATAAGAAAATTAAAAGCATAATAAATGAAAAAAAAATAGTATATCAAAATATTGATGGTATTTCAAGAAAAATACAACACGCTGAGATTGAATATAAAACATTCAAATTTAATTACAGCCTAAATGATTATATTATTTTTAAAGAAAACACAGACAATGATTTTACTATAGGAAAAATAGAATTGATTTACAATAATAAAAATGGGAATGATATTAATGTCGACTTTACATCAATACATGTTAAATATATTGAACCGATGAATATTTTATTAAACCCCGGTATATTATATTGGGTTAATATCGCAGAAAAAAAGGTAGCTGATATATTTGTAAATAATTATGAGTTAATAACAATAGAAGATCAAAACTACACGGTATTTCCACTGCAATTATTTTGCGATATTACTGATAATATTAAAACCAAATTAGATGAAATTTTTAATATCGACGATGGTATGCTGTTAAAACTAGATTATAGTAATAATTCTATACAAGAACAAGTGAATATAAAAAGATACTTTAACGATTCTTTGTCATTTTATGGAATACTTGATGATTTAATTGATGAGCATTTTAATCGTTATATAGAAATAAGTAATGATTTCAATGATTTTTTTAAAGATAAAAGATTATATGAATCTGATAAAAATGAAATAATGCAATTTTTAAACGATGAAATATCATATGATGATACTAATGTAATGGGTGGTTCACTTGAATTTAAAAAAAAGTATTTGGAACTTGTCAAAAAAATGCCAATAAAACTTTCAAATAAATCGATCAAAAAAGAAACAGATGTACCAGAAAATGAAATGTCATTCTCAGATATTTATGATAAATCGAATGTTATAAAACCCCAAACAAATCCCCAAACTGTCAAACCCAAAAAAACCCAAATAAATCCACCCGAAAATGAAATGTCATTTTCTGAAATTTATGATAAACCAGATACTATAGAGACACAAACAGATACACCCGAAAATGAAATGTCATTTTCTGAAATTTATGATAAACCAGATATTGAAAAGACACAAACAATGCGAAAAACACAAAGATTAAATCCAACACTAAACCCATTAAAATCCAAACTGAACAAAACCCAAAAAAGACGCGATAATGAACGACGAGTTAACGAATTATCGTTAAACCCATAATAATAATGTCATATTCAATAATATAATTGAATATGAATGAATCAAATAACGACCGTTATGTAATAGCATGTATACGTATTCCTATGAAAATATTTGAAAACGGAAAATATGAAATGCAAAAAAATCTTGCAAATATTCAATTTGAGGATTGCAATGAATTGCCAGAAAAAGGTAATTTAGACGAATGTAATCTAACTTCTATTTTTGAAAAATTTTATGTTAATGAAACAAACGAACACACTATAAATCAAACAATAAATGATATATCGAATAATAAAATGAATACTAATAATACATTACAAGAACCAATAATTGAAAATATATATGTATTAAAAACAGAAATATTAAACAGAAATCGCAAACACATAAAAAATAATACATTTAAAAACAACATAAAAGAGAATTTGAATCGATTTTCAAGAAAAACTCGCGAATAAAGATCTAAAATGTATATCTTTCGGTTTTCGATACATTCAATGGTTCGGGCATGACCAATTCTACGCGATCAATTATAGACAAACTTTGAAGTTCTCGCAAATTAGCATCAACATCGTTAAACTTTGGTTGAATTTCAGGTAAAGGTTTGACCAAATTAGTAGTTCCAATTCCAAATAATTTTGATTCAATATCACATGCATTAAATGCCATAACTTCTCTCGCAGTTTTTGCACCGAGTAATCCATCTCCAGGATGAAATGATTTATATGGAATACAGTATCCGTGGTATTGAACATAAGATGAATGTATATCATTATCTCGGTTTAAGAAATCACCTCTAGTATGTAATTGATCTGCAAAATAGGATTTATATGGAATACCGCATCCTTGATCAATATTATATTCCATTTGTCCTAGATTTGCACGATTTTCTAATTCAAAATTTCCGTTAGTATTTTTATTACGAGTAGATGCCATTTATGATATGTACTTATATTATGTATATAATATATAATATAATATAATAAATACCCCAAACTAATATATTTTATTCCTCATATTTACAAAATTTATGTTTTCACGAGTAAAACACTGAGGATTTTTAAAGAAATCAGCTAAACATAAATGAAATAGATGAAAATAATCATAAGAAAATATAACTGCAAGTCCTATGTTTGGATCTACTGAAATCATTTTTGCTGCAGCTATTTCATATAATTCTTTAAACAATGGATTATGTTGTGTTTTCTCATAGATAAAATCCAACCCTTGAAACATAGCATCCGGGTCATACATTAATTCATCTTTTGTCTCTTCGTCAATATCTTTATTCATCTTACTCCAATCCGGTTGTTTTCCTTCAGCGTCCATATTGAATACTTCGCGGATACATTTACGATATTCGAAATTATTCGTATAGTGAACCGTATGCTCAATATTGTATTGCATAGTACTATAATATGAAATACAATAAATAAATGTTTATATTAGTTGAATCAAGTTAAAATATTTGTTAATTTATTCGTTAAATTATTTTTTATAATAAGTAGTATCATTTGCTACTTCGCGCGATGGTAATCCACCGCGAACCCAACCATCTAATGCAGCTTCTTCTACAGAATAGTTTGGATTAGTGACACGGTCTTTAACACTATCCATTAGTGGATAATTACTATATTCAACAAAACTTTTGTCCATAATAGTAGACGCACTCTTCATATCGCGAACAGTTTCACCCTGTTGTAATTGAGCTTCTAAGACTGGATTACTTGAACCTCTTCCTAAATAAGGAACAGTAGCAAAAGGACGTTGATGTAATTGTAATTTTTCAAATTCGCGTTGTTGTTCTGATTTAAGTAATAAGAGAGAATCAAAATCGACTACACTTCCAGGTAAACCGCTACCACCACCAGTTCCTCTAAAATTAACGGAAGGTGCTAAAGTAGCAAATTCAACATGAGAATTTGATAAAAGTCCATTATAATGATCGTTTAACATGTAATTTGCATAACGAGTGTTTGTAATATTTCTCTGTGTGTTATCAACAGAATCGGAACCTATTCTTCCCATATTATTAAAAAAATAATCACTTGTGGCACTCATATTATATATAATATAGTATATAATATAGTAGAATACATAATTTCAAGTGAAATTCTTTAATTTATAATTTATATCTAATATTTGTTGTATCTATCCATATTTCTAGCACATGCAAACAAATTTCCTTCTTTACATGATATCATTGAACCATATGCAAATTCAGCAAATCCAGTTTGATCGTTTGGAATTACAGTACTAGGATTGGATGTAAATTGACGCAGTGATTGTTCAAATACAAATTGTTCTCCTAAATCTTTGAAAAGTTTTTCAGAAATATCTGGTTGATCTGGATTTAATTCGCTTACTAACTGTTTGGCCTCTGCTAAAATACTTTTATTGATGTTTTGATTAAATGATGGTGGAGCTGGTTTTTTATTGGGGTTGTATTCGTAGTCTGTAATTAAAACATTACTAAAAGGATTCGATGAAGACGGTTTATCAAATACATTCTCCTTGGAAATGCCATATTTTGCAATTACTTCATCACCCTGGTTCTCGAAATGTTCTTCTATAACTTTTTTATCTTTATCGCTTTCACGTTGTTGATAATAATGAAGTAAAAATATAGCTAATATTGTAATTGCTGAAATAAAGATAATACGAAAACTATGTGATAGTAAAAAACCAATAATAGTTAAAATTATAATACTTCTGGTTAAAGCATTTAATTTTTGTTCATAAGTCATATCTTCTATTGGAAAAAATTCTAAAATATATTCACTTTGAAATAATACGTTTGGGTTTGTTCCCCAAAATGGGATTTTAGTTTTTTCTACTTTATTTTCTTGATATGCTAATATATTATTAGAACTATCCATATTTTGAAAAAGAGACATTAGATCTATATATATGTTGTTTATATTTTCGTTTCATATTATTCGTAATTTATGCTAAAGGCGGCGATTAAATATTATAAAAAAGTTATTTAAAAATTAACGTAGAGTACTAGTATAATTACTGGATATAATGGTGAAAAATGTATTTCTATTACCACTCGGCGAAACTGTAAATTCTACAACAATCCCGCAAATTTTAAACTTGAAAACATGGTGTGATAAAAATGAAAGTGTAATTCTTACAAGCGTTGGTACTAATAATACATGTATTATTAAAAATATTCTTTCAACTCTTGGACATGGAGTAAATAATCCAGTTCCATCAAAAGAAATCGATTATTATATTATTGTAGACAAGGACATAGTTTTTACAGAAGATCATTTAGATTTATTATCTAAAACAGATCACCCTTTTGTATGTGGATGGAAGTCAACGAATAGCGATAATGGTAGTAAAATAGTAGTCGCAGGTAAATGGGACGAAGAATTTCATAAAGAACATGGTAGTATGCCAGTAATATCATATGAAGATCTTGTTAATGTAGAAAAAAGCGATCCGAATAGATTAATAGAGGTAGATTATGCTGAATTTGGGTTTGTTCGAATCCATCGCAGTGTTTTTGAAAGAATGCAATATCCATTTTTCCGTTTAAATGTTCATCAAATTAGCAGTGATAAATGCGATTTAATATCAGATGATATCAGTTTTTGCTTAAATTGTGCTAAAGATACTGGTGTCAAACCATCTATTTTGGCAGGTTTACATGTAAGTAGTTTATCGTATGTTAAAATACCATAATACTTCAATATAGAAATAATTGATATGATAATAATATATTATTTATGATATTATCATAATAGGTTATAGCTTACGTTTAATGCATTTATTATCTATTTGAAATGTATCGCATTTTTCAGTTTGAGGGACAATTTTCAAAATGCATTTTGATTTTTCTCCATATAGTGGTTCTACGCAACCTTTCTCATTTTCTTGCATAGTATTAATTTTGTGTTGTCTCAATATATCTTCCATTTCTTGAATTGATTTGGTACATCTAGATCTAAAATGTTCATACCGTTCACGGACCATATCATACGTTAAGCCTGATTTTTTATTTAACATAGTATTAATTAATTCATGTAAATCATATACATATTTGGAGAACGTAGCTCTTGATTTCATATGTCGCATTTCCAATGGCAATTTTTTAAAATTATTTAATA